GCGTTCAGCACCACCTCGCCAATCTCAGAGATCGAATCCAGCGCAATGCTTTCAAAGTGCTTTGCCTCGTCGCTCTCAGTCAACCACTGGTAAGCCTCCATCAAAGAAGCCATGCTGGTGACCTCGATGTAAGGCAGGTCAGCGTCTTGAATGGACAACAGCCCACCCTCGGCAGACAATACCAACGGCGTCGGCAGCGTTTTAATCAGCGAGGTTTTACCCGCCCCAGCTTGCCCATATACAAGCAGCTTCACACCATTGGCAGACAAACCGCCCGTGTTTTTTAAATTAATTGCCATCTTCAATTCATCCTTTTTTATGCCCCCGTCTGGGTATCAGTTCGGGGCATGGCCTTATTCTAATATAGAATCCACACATCAAAACAATTTATTTTCACAAAAGGAACAAAAACCATGATGACCCTCTACGCAATCCGCCAAGCCCTAGAAGACCGAAGCCCCGGCAAAGTAGCAGAGGCCACCGGCCTTCACTACAACACCATCCGCGAGATCAGAGACAATGAAAACGCCAATCCCACCTACAAAGTAATGCTCGCCCTCAGCGCCTACTTAACCAGCCGCAACACCACCCATGGCGAATCTATCTAACATCCTCGGCGGCCCTTGGGCACCACCACCAGAAAAGCTAGTCTCAAGTCCGGAAACCCAACTCCGCGAAGCCATGGCCAACTCAGGCTTGGAACCGCCGGACGACATCCACATGGACGGCAAGATTCACCGCTTCAAGTCAGGCACAAAAGGCGCACCAGGCCACGGCGACAAGCCCGGCTGGTATCTGATTTTTGGGGACGGCATCCCAGCAGGCCGCTTTGGTTGCTGGCGCTTAGGCATGGAGCAGACATTCAGGGCAGACGTCGGGCGCAAACTCACCCAGACCGAGGAAATGGCCCACGCCCGGAGAATCAACGAAGCCAAGGTATTGCGCGAAGCCGCCCAGGAACGCCAACACCAAGTCGCCAGCGAGACAGTAGAAAAGATTTGGCTAAGTGGCGTCGCAGCTCACCCAGACCACCCATATCTCAAACGCAAAGGAATCCAAACCCACGGCGTGCGCACCACCGGCGATGGCCGGCTCATGGTCCCACTCTACGACCAAGACGGCACCCTAAACACCCTTCAATACATCGATGAAGACGGCGGCAAGCTCTACCACCCCGGCGGCAAATCAGGCGGCAAGTTCTGGATGATCGGCACCATGGACGAACCAGGCACCCTCTACGTTGCCGAAGGCTTTGCCACAGCAGCAACAATCCACGAAACTACTAGCCGCCCCTGCATCGTGGCCTACAGCGCCAGCAGTCTGGTTCCCGTCACTGCCAGCTTGCGCGAAATGTACAGCCCCACCCAGGACATTGTTTTAGTCGCAGACAATGACGCCTCAGGCGTAGGCCAACGCTACGCAGATCAGGCCAGCGCCAAATATGGCGTCAGGGTCGTAATGCCACCACTCCCAGGGGACGCCAACGACTACGCCCAGGCAGGCCACAACCTAGCCGCCCTGCTCATCCCTCCAAAGAATGACTGGCTCATCCCCGCCGATGACTTCTGCGCCCAGCCCAGCCCAATCGCTTGGCTCGTCAAAGGCTGGCTTCAAGAGCAAGCCCTAATCATGGTCCACGGACCATCAGGGGGCGGCAAAACCTTCGTAGTTTTAGACTGGTGCCTTCGCATGGCCAGCGGCATTCCAGACTGGATAGGCCACAAAGTCAAAACCGGCAACGTGGTTTACCTAGCGGGCGAAGGTCACCACGGGCTACGCGGCAGGGTCGCCGCCTGGAAGCACCACAATCAGGCCGGGAAACTCTCAATGTGGCTCTCCCGTGACGGCTGCGACCTCAACACCACCGAAGGCTATCAGCGCGTCACCTCCGCCATAAAGCAGAGCAACATTAGCCCCAGCGTTATCGTGGTGGACACCCTGCACCGCTTTCTATCAGGCGACGAGAACAGCGCCCAGGACGCCAAAACCATGCTGGACGCCTGCAACGCCTTAATGATGGAATTTAAATGCTCCGTTATTTTAGTGCACCATACCGGCGTCAGCGAAGAAGCCCAACACCGCGCCCGAGGCTCAAGCGCATGGCGCGGGGCACTGGATATTGAGATCAGCATCGTGCCCGGCAAAGACGCCAAACCCATGGAAATCGTGCAAAGAAAGAGCAAAGACGCAGAGATGGCAGAGACCGTATTCGTTGAACTTCACCAAGTAGCCATTCCAGGCTGGTTCGATGAAGACGACAAACCCGTCACCAGCGCCGTGATTATTGAGGCTCAAGCACCCGCCAAGGCAGACAAAAAAGACAGCAAGGTAGACAGCCACCGCAAAACCTTTGAGAACGCATGGTGGGCATCCAACGCCGAAGAGCGTAATGGTTTACCCTACATTAGCCGATCCGCCATGACCGATTATTTAGTCAACAAGCTCGCTTTAAGCGAAGCATCAGCCAAACAATACATTAAACCAAGCGTCCCCGGCAAGCTCATTGCAGACCTCCTAACCGCTCAGATTATCGAATCCTTCGAACACGGCTGGATTGTTATCGACACCATTCAGGCCAGCGCAATGCTCATTAGAAAGTCCACATCATGAAAGTTATGCACAAGTTATCCACAGGCAGTAAAACGGTAACAGGTAACTGTAACGTAAAAAAACGTAACTGTTACCAAGGGCAAAAGTAGTGGTTTTTGGTAACTAATCGTAACTCTTTCTTTAGAAAGAGTTACTTGTTACCAACCAATACAGCGATAAACGATATCAACCAACCCAATCATTCACTCAAAAAGTTATCCACAGGGCAATTCAAAATGACAACAGCAAACCAAACCCAAATCGGCGGCGACCACTACAAAGCCAAATCAATCCAACCGTGGGACTACATCGCAGCTAACCAGCTCGGCTACTTTGAAGGCAACATCATCAAATACGTTTCCCGCTGGAAAGAGAAAGGCGGCGTCAACGACCTGCGCAAAGCCCGGCACTATTTGGACAAACTAATTGAGATGCAAGTCAATTTAAACGACAATGCACAATGAACACAAAATCACACAAACTAAACATTATGAAAACCCTAACTATTCTTACCATTTACCTGGCAATTGCAGCCCTCAGCGCAGCAGCCCCGGCAATTGTTGGTGGCCTCGTTTTGGCGGGCATTGTTATGCACACCGCAATCAACTGGAACAACTAATGGCGACCATCAACCCAGCCGACAAAGTGGAAAAGTGGGACATCACCCGCCTCATTCCTTACGCCCGCAACAGCCGCACCCACTCGGACGAGCAAATCGGCCAAATAGCCGCTTCAATCAAAGAATGGGGCTGGACTACCCCGGTGCTAGTTGACGAGGCTGGAAGCATCATTGCAGGCCACGGGCGCACCCTCGCAGCCCAACGCCTCAAGATGACCGAAGTCCCCGTCATGGTGGCATCCGGCTGGAGCGACGCGAAGAAGCGGGCTTACATCATTGCGGACAATAAGCTGGCGCTTAATGGCGGCTGGGATGCCGAGATGTTAAAAATTGAACTTGGCGCACTCGATGCCGAAGGTTTTAATCTGGAGTTGACCGGCTTCACCGGAGACGACCTCACTCAAGCCATGTTTGGCGACCTCTCCACAGACGACGCCGAAGACGAACTATCAGAAAATTACAGCCGTAAGATCGAAGCCCCTATTTACACCCCAAAAGGTGAAAATCCCAGAGTTTCAAGCCTCTACGACGAAACCAAGGCCACAGAGTTAAAGCTAAAAATTGCCGAAGCAGACCTTCCAGCCGACGTGCGCAAATTTCTCATTGCCGCCGCAGATCGTCACACCGTCTTTGACTTTCGCAACATTGCAGAGTTTTACTCTCACGCAGACGCCGCAACTCAAGACCTTATGGAGCGCAGCGCCCTAGTCATCATCGACTACGACAAGGCCATTGAAAACGGCTTCGTCCAACTTAGCCAGGCCATGCTCAAGCAAGCAGGCAAATTCAAACCCAAAGCAGGCACAGACGATGCGGAGTGATTTTGTCGCCCTTATCCTCACCCATGGTCGCCCAGACCGCGTGCACACCTATTACGCACTCAAGAAAGCAGGATACACAGGCAGAATCTTGATCGTCATCGACAACGAGGACAAGACCGCTCAAGAATACAAAAACCGCTACGGCGAAGACGTCGTCATGTTTGACAAAAAGGCCATCGCTCAAACCTTCGACGAAGGCGATAACTTTCAAGACCGCCGCGCCATCATCTACGCTAGAAACGCCAGCTTTCAAATTGCCAAAGACCACGGCTATCGTTACTTCGTACAACTCGACGACGACTACACCGGGTTTTATTACCGCTTCGACCAAGATGGCTTTTATGGAAACGGGAAAATTCAAAGCCTAGACTGGCTTTTCTCAGCCATGGCCGATTATTTAACCGCTACACCATTTGCCAGCATCGCAATCAGCCAAGGCGGTGACCACATTGGCGGAGGTAATGGAACATCTCATTACGTCAAAGCCGTAAAAGGTATTCGCAAAGCCATGAACAGCTTTGTTTGCGATACAGAAAAGCCTTTTCAATTCGTAGGTCGCATTAACGAAGACGTCAACACCTACACTTGCAAGCAACGCAACGGTTTGCCATTTTTTACAATCCTTGCTGCGCAACTCATTCAAAAAACCACACAATCAAATGCAGGCGGCATGACCGACCTCTACCTAGACAGCGGAACCTACGTCAAAACCTTCTACAGCGTCATGTACGCCCCTTCATGCGTCAAAGTCAGCGACCTATCAAGCCCTCAAAAAGGCAGCGAAGGCCACGCCAGGATTCACCACAAAGTAACATGGAACAACGCAGCGCCCCTGATTCTTTCAGAGCACCACAAAAAGGCAGAACAATGAAACTCACCGCCAAACAAGAAGCCTTCGCCCAGGCCATCGCCGACGGAATGACCCAAGCCGACGCCTACCGGCAAGCCTTCAACGTCAAGTCAACAACCAAGCCCGAAAGCATCTGGGACAGCGCCAGCAAGGTCATGGCTCACCCAGAGGTGGCCCACAGGGTGACAGAACTCAAAGAGAAACTAGAAAAGAAGGCCCTTTGGTCACGCGAAATGAGCGTCAAAGCCCTAGTCAAAGCCTATCAAATGGCAGAAAAGAGCACAAACCCTCAAGCCATGACCGGCGCAATCAAAGAAATCAACGCCATGCACGGATTCAACGCGCCACAAAAGATCGACTTAAATGCAGAATTTACACTTCGACGCATCGAGCGAGTGGTGGTTAAAGCATGACAAATAAGCCTCTAAATCATACTGGACGTGCTCAACCAGCTATTAAAAAATGAGCGTTTTAAGAATACCAACCCCCGCATGGGCCATCCCCCTGATGGAACCCAGCCGCTACAAAGGCGCATGGGGTGGGCGTGGCTCGGGGAAGTCGCACCTCTTTGCCGAATTGATGATCGAGGCCCACATCATTGACCAAAAGCGGCGAAGCGTCTGCGTGCGCGAGATTCAGAAATCACTCAGCCAATCGGTGAAGCGTTTACTGGAGACCAAAATCCAAGGCATGAACGCCGGTGCTTACTTCGAAGTCCAAGACGCCGTTATCAAGTCCAAGAAGGGCGATGGAGCCATTATTTTCCAAGGTATGCAGAACCATACCGCCGACAGCATTAAGTCGCTAGAAGGCTACGACTGCGCATGGGTGGAGGAAGCCCAAAGCCTGAGCCAAACCAGCTTAGACCTACTCCGACCCACAATCAGGAAACCAAACTCAGAACTTTGGTTTACATGGAACCCGAGGCAAAACAGCGACCCGGTCGACATCCTCCTACGCGGTGCAACCCCGCCCAAAGACGCTACCGTCTTAAAGGTCAACTTCACCGACAACCCATGGTTCCCCGACGTGCTCAGGGATGAAATGCAGTACGACCTCCGCCGTGACCCAGACAAATACCAGCACGTTTGGATGGGCGGATACCTTACCAACAGCGTATCGCGGGTGTTTAAGAACTGGCGTGTCGACGACTTCGACGCCCCCCGTGACGCCATCCACCGCTTCGGCGCTGACTGGGGCTTTTCGGTTGACCCGACCACCTTGGTGCGCTGCCACATCATCGGGCGCACGCTTTACATCGACTACGAAGCCTACATGGTGGGCTGCGAGATCGTCAACACCCCCGAACTATTTATGCAAGTGCCCGAGGCAGAAAAGTGGCCCATCGTCGCCGACTCCGCCAGGCCAGAGACCATCAGCCACATGAGAAAGAACGGCTTTCCAAAGATCATGACCGCGGTCAAAGGCCCGAAGTCCGTCGAGGAAGGCATCGAGTTCCTCAAGAATTACGACATTGTGGTTCACCCCCGCTGCCTCCACACTATCGACGAACTCACGCTCTACAGCTACAAAACCGACCCGCTAACCGGCAAGATACTGCCAGTGCTAGAGGACAAAAAGAACCACGTCATCGACGCCCTCCGCTACGCCTGCGAAGCCGTCCGGCGCTCCGGTGCAGCCAAACCCGCCACCTTCACCCCAATAGCTACTATGCACAAATGGTAGTCAATGCGACAATCGCGCAAACCCCAAGGAACTAAACACATGGCCCGCCTATCCACCGACCAACGCCTCGCCAACATCCACTCAGAAGCCATCACCCAGTTTGATGACGTCCAAAGCGCCCTGCGAGATGAGCGCCTGCAATGCCTCCAAGACCGGCGTTTCTACAGCCTAGCCGGTGCCCAGTGGGAAGGCCCACTTTGGGATCAGTACGAGAACAAACCCAAATTCGAGGTCAACAAAATCATGTTGGCCGTCATCCGCGTCGTCAACGAGTACCGCAACAACCGCATCACGGTGGACTTCGTCAGCAAAGACGGTGCAGAAAACGACAAGCTAGCCGAAGTCTGCGACGGCCTCTACCGGGCAGACGAACAGGCATCAGTCGCCGACGAAGCCTACGACAACGCATTCGAGGAAGCCGTAGGCGGAGGCATCGGTGCATGGCGCCTGCGCACCGTCTACGAAGACGAGGAAAACGACGAAGACGACCGCCAACGCATCCGCATCGAACCCATCTTCGACGCCGATAGCTCCGTCTTCTTCGACCTTGGGGCAAAGCGCCAGGACAAATCAGACGCAAAATATTGCTACGTTGTCACCTCAATGACCCGCCAGGCTTACACCGAAACATACAACGACAACCCCACCGACTGGCCAAAAATCATTCACCAATCAGAATTTGACTGGTGCACCCCGGACGTGGTCTACGTCGCAGAATATTACAAAGTCGAAGAAAAGACCGAGACCATCCGCATATTCCAAGCCATAGATGGCACCGAGGAACGCTACACCCATGCCGACTTCACCAACGACGAAAGCCTAGAGGAAACCCTAGCCGCTATCGGCTCCCGCGAAGTCCGCCAAAAGAAAGTCAAGCGTAAACGCGTGCGCAAATACGTTTTAAGCGGTGGCCGTGTCCTAGAAGACGCCGGTTATATCGCCGGCAAGTGCATCCCCATCGTGGTCGTCTACGGCAAACGCTGGTTTGTTGACAACGTAGAGCGCTGCATGGGGCACGTCAGGCTTGCCAAGGACGCCCAGCGCCTCAAGAACATGCAGCTCTCGAAGCTCGGCGAGATCAGCGCCCTCTCAAGCGTAGAAAAGCCCATCCTTATGCCCGAGCAAGTCGCCGGTCACCAAATGATGTGGGCAGAGGACAACCTCAAAGACTACCCGTATTTGCTCATTAACCCCATCACCGACCAAAACGGCAACCAAGCCATTAGCGGCCCGGTGGCTTACACCAAAAGCCCACAAATCCCACCCGCCATGGCCGCTCTCTTGCAGATTACCGAGACCGATATGCAGGACATTCTCGGCAACCAGCAAGGCGCAGACCAAATGGTCAGCGGTATGTCAGGTAAAGCCGTCGAGATGATTCAAACCCGCGTCGACGGTCAATCCTTCATCTACATGAGCAACTTTGCCAAAGGCATGAAGCGGTGCGGCGAGATTTGGCTCTCGATGGCTCGCGACATCTACACCGAGGACAAACGCAAAATGAAAACCGTCGCCCCATCCGGCGACTCCGGCGTCGTCGAGTTAATGCAACCCACCATCGACCAAGAAACCGGCGAAATCGTCATGGAAAACGACATGAGTAGCGCCACATTCGACGTCATCGCAGACGTGGGGCCATCTAGCAGCAGCAAGAAGCAAGCAACCGTTCGCGCCCTCACTGGAATGCTTCAGATTACTCAAGACCCAGAGACCGCCCAGGTCATCACCGCCATGGCCATGATGAACATGGAAGGCGAAGGAATCAGCGACGGAAACGCCTACTTCAGAAAGAAACTCTTGCGCATGGGCGTACTCAAACCCACCGATGCAGAGCAAGAAGAAATGATGGCCGAAATGCAAGGCAAGCCTCAAGACCCGAATGCGGTGTACCTCCAAGCCGCAGCAGAGGAAGCCACAGCCAAAGCCGCCAAAGCCCGCGCCGACACCGTGGAAACCGTAGCAGCCGCAGAACTTAAACGCGCCCAGACCATGAAAACCTTATCCGAGGTAGATATGGAATCACAAAACCACGCTATGAAGATGATGCAAGAGATGGTGCCGCCGGGTCAAATTGAGCCAACACCAGGAACCAGCGTAATGACCGAGCCAGGGGTTTAATTCATGGCAGACCCAAGCATCAAGGATATCGCCTACCGCACGGCGGCTGGCGTGTTTGGTGGCCCCGTTGACCTTGCCACAATGGTTATGCGTCCATTTGGCTACAAAACACCAGACACGCAAGTGATGGGCGGCAGCGAATGGATCGGTAAAAAACTGGAGGACGCGGGCATGATTAGTTCAGCCCGCGCACCAGTCACCGAGTTTTTAACCTCAATGGCCGTACCAACACCCGGCGGCATTGCCAAAGGTGCAGCACTGGCCGCGCCCATGATTGGCGGAATGTTTGTCGGCAAAGGTGCCAGGACATGGGACGCCATTCAAGCAAGCAAAGCCAAGATGCTCGCCGATATGGGCACCGACGCCCGTACCATTTGGAAAGAAACCGGCACATGGAAAGGCCCAGACGGCAAATGGCGGCAAGAAATTGACGACAGTTCAGCGCAGCTAGAAAATCTTTCTGCACTAAAAGCCAAAGACAAATCTGCATTTGAAGCCCAACGTACTCAACTAATCAATGAGGTCAAAGAGCAAGGCGGAAAACCAACGGATATGCAAAAGTTCCGCATGAATCAAATCAATAATCAAGCCGGGATTTCAGACGCATACCGTGGCGTGGTTGGTGATGTTTTAAAAAGCGACCCGCTTTATTCAGCTTATCCAAGCAAGGCAGACATTCCATTCAACTGGATGGAAATGCCAACAGGCACTAAAGGCGAATATTCCCCGCAATCCGGCGTTGCACTAAACATGGGCACATTTGGGGATGAAGCAAAATCTTTTATGCTGCACGAGTTACAGCACGGTATTCAGCAAAAAGAAGGCTTTGCGCGTGGTGGAAGCCCTGAGTCGGCCATTAAATTAATTTCTGAAGCCAAAATAAAAGAAGCAGAAAAACTCTGGCCTAAATTCCAAAAACTTGAAAAATCATTTAAAGCTGGCGACACTTCGGTTTTACCTCAAATGAATTTGATTGAGAAACAAATAAATCAAATTTATGATGTACCAGAAGACCCATACAAGGCTTATCTTCGCCTAGCCGGTGAAGCCGAAGCACGCGCCACACAATCCCGTATGAACATGACACCAGCCCAGCGCCGCGCCATGTTCCCAGAAGAATCCTACGACGTGCCAATGAACGAATTAATCATTCGTGGTTCTGGTGATTGAAAATAATCACAAAAAGAGCGACAATGCGCTAAACGGCACCCCGCCCAGCCGTTTCTATGGGCGAGTTCGACAGGGTCAACGATGAATCAAAAGGTAGAAGCAAACGATA